TTAGGTTTTGGTCTTGGTACAAAATCTTTAAACTTTCTAGCCATTATTTATTTTAAAACCTTTATACCATGCTGGTAAACCTATGAAAGGTCTTTTATCAAATTGATTTTCTTTTGCAGTTTTTGATTTTGCTTTATTGTAATGCAAAAATACTTGACCACAATCTTTACCTTTAAATTCTTCTCGCCAATGTTCTAAATCACATCCAGAATATACTAACATATCACCTGGTTCTAAATCTACTTTAATACCAGCTTGTCCTGTTTTACCAGTTGGATCTAAATATATTGGCCAAGGGTCACCCCCAAGATTTAAAGTTGTAGATATTTCACAAGAGTATCTATCTTTATGTCTTGCTAATACATCTCCTTTTTTATATATTCTAGCGTAAGAATATGTTTCACTTAATTTTAATTTAGTATGTTTTTCCATTACAGGTTTTACTTCTTGTAGTAAAGTTTCCATTGCAATGTCACTATAGTGAGAATAAGTATTTGGTACTTGTTCATCATTCCATATTCCAAAGTATTCTGTATATGGTGATATATATCTTTGATCAAATAAAAATCTTGCTACATTTCTTTTGTTACAAAAATATTTATAAACAAAGTCTGCTAATTCTTTTGATATTGCTTTTTTAATTACTGTATATTTATTTTTTTGAAACGACATTTTTAATAATATTTTTCCCCTTTAGTTTTCTATTTGACTGTATAAAGTTTTTAATATAGTCTGGTTTATTCTTTACAGTATTAGTTTCGAGGGTAGCTTGTATTACAGCTTTTTTCATATTATCATTAGGCTTTGACATTTAAAACACTATTAGGTATTGCCTGACAGTTCCAATGTATAAATCTAAATGGTTCATATCCCATGTCTACAATGTATTGATGTGGCATGTATGAAGGAAAGAACATAGTTCTTCCTGGTTGAACTTTATAATTAATTTGTGATGATGCATATGTTACTTTTGTTTTATCTGCTTCTGGTAAAAGATTCATAATATTACCTGGTCTTGGATCTTCAAACAATGGCATTGATGTAGCTTCACTTGCTTTTAAAAAATAAAAACCAGAGATATGTCCATTCCAATGAGTGTGTAATGTATGATGTCCTCCGCCTTTCTTAGCAAACTCTTGCACCCACATTTCTGTAATAAATACTGTATAATTTGTTAAATCAAATCCCATTTCAATTAACAAATTATGTGCTGTTGCACCTACATAATTTTGTAATTTTTGAAACTTAGGATCACCTACTAGTGTTGTTGAATGAAACACATGACCCATGTCTCCTTTGTTTCCAAACTTTTTATTTCTTTTATTTATTGTTTCTTTTAAATTTTTTTTAGACTCTTCAATATATTTATCAGAAGCATTATTTAATTCATTTACAAATCCTGGTTCATCACCATACCATATTGGACAACTAAAAAAATCTTCTCTTGTTAATTGTTTTGGAAACTGTTTATTTTTTTTCTTTTTCATATTCTCCTTATCTAAATGGCCAACCAAGATTCCATATGACTAAACTATGTCTTGAGCCTTTTTTTACTGGACATACTCGATGCCATACAAAAGAGGGGAATACTACTAAACTTCCTTTAGGTAATATCTCTTTACACTTTACAGGTTTTCTAGGTTTATCAGGATCTAAATTTCTAAAATCAAATTCTAACTCACCACCTTTATATTCTTTTGGATCTGATAATGTAACTGTTACAGATAACTTTCTAATTTTACCATGTGATGGATCATTAATATTTTCTCTAATATATGATTGATCCCAACTATCACAATGCCAATCATAAAATTGATCTTTAGTATATTTTGTAAATTGACATGCCTCAGACCAACTCCATTCAAAATTCCAACCTGCATTTACATTTGCTAAATTAACATATGGATGTATTTCTTTATAGATCCACCTATCATTCATCCAAACAATATTTGAATTTCTTTTCTTTTTTAAATCTTTAACTTCTTTTTGATTTAATTTTTTATTACCATATCCTCCAGTAACTGCCATTTGGTCTTGTAATGATTTTCCATATCGCACAATATCATCACATATTCTTTCTGGTATTACACTTTGGAAATACCAATAGTAATTTGTTAAATTCATATCCCTTATATTATAATAGTGTTATTTAAAATTGTCAAGGGGTATTAATTTTATGAAACTGTTAATGTTCCTGATACTGTAAATGTTGCAACTTTACATCCACCTGGAGTAGTTGAAGTTTGATTAGTTCCAGGTGATACACTAAATGTAGCGTCACTAGGGCCTCTAACTATTACTATTCCTGATCCACCAGCTCCGCCAGCTCTTGATGTGCTTGTGCTTGGCCCACCAGTTGCACCACCACCTCCACCAGTGTTAGCTGTTCCAGCAGTTGCATTAGCATCTCTTGCTCCTGCACCACCTCCACCTGCTCCACCAGATCCTCCAGTGGTATAGTATCCTCCACCACCTCCACCGCCAGCGTATGTTGTAGCTGATCCATTAATATCATTAGGTGCACCTGCACCTCCACCAGTTCCAGAACCAGCAGCAGTTGCACCACCTCCACCACCACCACAAAATGGTTGTGGTGAACCTGATCTTGTAGCACCATTATTACCTTGTGGTGGACTTACAGGAGGTGTATTACCAGATCCAGCAGATGGGCCTCCACCACCTCCAGATCCACCATTACCTCCTCCAGGTGAAGCTCCTCCTGAGTTTCCTCCTAGACCACCTCCTGCTGAAGTGATTGTACTAAATACTGAATTGTTTCCTACAGAACCTTGTCTTGTTGGACTACCAGATGGGCCTGGGCCACTAGGGCCTGCAGCTCCACCAGCCCCAACTGTAATTGGAAAATCTTGTGATCCAAAAGAACTAAAAGGTATTGCTGATCCTCTTAATGGGGATGGGCCATAACCAGAAGCTCTGTAACCTCCAGCACCTCCACCACCACCACCTTGTGTATCTTCTTGACCTTTACTACCACCGCCACCACCACCAGCAACTACTAGATAATCTATATTATAAGCAGTTAAAGGTTTAGGCCATGTTCCAGATTTTCTTGCTGCAAATTGACTTTTTAAATTCCATACACCACTTGCTTTGTTTAATTCTTTTACTATGACTATACCAGAGCCTCCTGCTCCTCCGCCACCACCAGATCCAGAGGTTCCTCCACCTCCACCTCCACCAGTGTTAGCTGTTCCTGCAACTCCTGTAGATGGTGGGCCTCCACCATTTCCTCCGCCTCCAGGGCCACCAGATCCACCTGTTCCACCAGAGGCTTTACATGCTCCACCTCCACCACCTCCAGAATAAACTCCAGAGTTGGGTGTTCCAGGATAAATTGAACTTACGTCAGTTCCGTTTCCACCATTTGTTCCAGGTGCTCCATCACCTTGAGCTTTTGCTGTTCCTGCAGAACTTGCTCCTCCACCGCCTGTAGAACCTTGGCAACTATATGATGTAATATTATATGCTCCTCCTGGATTTCCTTGTGGAGGACTTACAGGTGGTTGATTACCAGCTCCTCCAGCATGAGGATCACATCTTGCTCCTGAACCTCCTCCAGAACCTCCATTGAGTCCTGCAGTTCCGCCTCCACCTCCTCCTTCTGAAGTGTAAGAAGTTGTTAAGGCTGCTACTGAATTACTTCCGTCTGTACCTGTTCTACTAGGGCCAGTTCCACCAGCACCACCTCCACCAACAGTTACAGGGTAAGGTGTACTACCACAAACAGGTATATCACTTATTTCTCTTAAACCACCAGCTCCACCTCCACCAGCATTAAATCCACCACCAGCTCCACCAGCTACTACTAAAGTTCTTACAAGTCTAGTTCCTGCATTTGTAGTTACAGATCCACTAGATGTTTTAGTAGTAATTTCATCTTCT